GGCTGATTCAGCAGTATCGAGAACAATCTCTTTACCAGTTACTGCTTTGCTAAAGATTTTATTTAAGTTACCAGTTGCAGTTCTAAATGTTTTAAAGTCTTCAATGTTTTCAAAATTACGCGCTAATTCTTCTGTGTTATTCCACATTGATGGAAGATCTGGAGCTTTACGTAGTCCCATTAAAGCTGCTGTAGCATTGCGTAAATTTTTACCTGTGCTTGCAAATACAGTTTTACGTGGCATTAATGGCTCAACGCCACCTGCACGACCCATAGTTAGAAGTTCAGTTATCCCAGCATTCTTAAAGTAGTTTAATGCAGAGTCTGCATCTCTTACACCAGCTTTTGCTAATTGATCTATGAAATCAACAGCAACTATTTCACTAGCATCATCTACTACTTTTTTGCTAACATCAATACCAAAGTCTTTACTTAACTCAGCAGCAATCTGTCCTCTGGCTTCAAGGCTTTTACTGTCAGCGTATTGTCCAACTTTTGCACCAACTTCATTCCAATAATTTTTAACACTACCAATTTTAAACATTTTGTCTAGTCCTGTTGATAATTTAATACCATCAGCACCAGCAAGTTTCATTAAACCAAAACGAGCTACCTTAATAGCAGATAATGCTTTGGTTAATACAACGCTTGGATCAGTTGCAATTAAAAATGCAGCATCAGTAAGACCAGAAACAACATCATATCTGTCTGGAATTTTACTATAACGATCATATTCTCTTAAACCATAAGCAAGATCTCTACCAGGGCTTACTTTAGCGTGGTCAAAATCATTAATAGCTTTAAAGACTTCGCTTTCTTTACCCTTTTGAGGGTCCATATAGGCAATTAAAGCTTGTTCTTCTTCAGGGGTTTCTACTAAAGCCATAATTTCTTGAGGAGCTTTACCCATTGCCCAGAGTTTTGCTACTTTAGAAACTGCTGGAGAGTATTTAGATACTACTTCAGCTTCTTTTTGTTTATCAAAATATTGTTCACCATTGAATGTGGTGTTCCATTGGTCATCAGTTAAGAATGCTTCAAAGGATTGTTGAGTTTTTTTGTTATCTCTAGCAGGAGGAACAATCTGAATACCAGCAGGAAACATTCCACCACCAGGAACTAATGGTGTGGCAGCAACTCTTTCTTGAACACCAGCAAATCTTGCTTGTTCTTCTGGACTTGTTCTTAGTTGTTCTTGTTTTAAGTTTGAAACTCTATAAAGATTGGTTTGAGTCCAAGCATATTTTTGAAAACCGTTAAGTAATTCACCAAAGCTAGGTATATTAGTAGCAGATTTAAGTTTTTGCCAAGTAGATACTTTAGCTTTGCTATAGTTTTGTTCTGGATAAAAGTCAATTAAAGCTTGACGATTAGTTTCAGGAAGTCTTTGAAACGCAGTACGAGCTTCTGCATCTGGCATACCAATAAAAGATTTATGTTGTTGAACTAATTTAGATGCTACTGCAGCACGTTTTTTTGTATCATCAGAAGCGTTTGATTGATTTAATGAATTATAAACTTGCGGTGAAGTGTTCCAAATTAATGAGCCGATGCTATCATCAGACATTTACAACCCACGTTCAACAAGAAAATCGTAGAATGCTTGAATCTCTGGATTAGGATCTGTTTGAGCTGCAGGAGCTACACGGTCAGATAATTTTGGGGATTGATAATTTGTGCCAATTAATACTTCTGGACCTGGAGACATTGTTCCTACGTTAATGTCCATCCCTGTTTCTGGAGCTTCCTCTGGTCTTAAAGTGTCAGCAAAAAATGGAACAGTTGGAGTATTGGGGGTAACAGGAATTATTGGACCCATCTTAGGTATCTTGTAAGAAGGACCTTGTAGGTCAGCACCTGCTTGTATTTGATTTAGATCTGTTTGTTCACCGTAATAAGTTGGTGGAATACGATCTTTCATACCTTGTGTTAATTTGCTAGATGTATTCATATCAGTTCTTTTAGCGCTTTTTCCTACGCCTGAAACAACTTCTGCCATATTAACCTGCTAACTGTCCGAGGATCGCTTGTAAGTTTGGTGGTGCTTGTTGTGCTTGGGGTGCTCCTGGAGCAGCCTCAACAGGAGCATTTTGTGGGACAGACATTTGCTCAACTGGAGACACTAACTCTCCAGGAGCGGCTTGTGGAGCCATCTCTGGGGCTGGTGCTGGAGTAAAGATTTTTCCAACGGCATCTTCAATAGAAGTACCTGCTTGGCGTTCCTTAATGACCTGTGCCATTTTAGAAACTATGTCTGAAGGATCTTGTCCCTGTGTAGCCATTTGTGGAATGGCTTGAGCTAAAGCGTTCATAGATGCGTTTAAGTTATCTCGCATCTTTTGAATGTCAATTCTTTCTTGTTCCCCAGTCACATTCATTGACCAAGGTAATTCTCTCATAATGAAATCTCTTGAAATAAGATCTGCACCTAGAGCTTGTAGTGAGAAGATTAAAGCACGTGATGGATCAAGTCCACTCATTAATCCGTAACGTACTTGGATTGAGTATTCACCTTTAATGTCTTTTCTGGCATCATATTTCAATTCATATGGTGAACCATTGTTAACACCATTGATTGTCTTTTCACCAGGAAAAAGTTTTTCATCCATCTTAAAGCAAAGTGATAATACATCTTCAAAGATGTCAGCTAAAATTTGTTGACCAGTTTTTACTTGGGTATCAAATGCACCAAGTAATGCTTGCACACCTTGACCAGTGATAACAGAAGCATCAATAGTTCCAGAACGACCTTCAGGGTAACGTGCACCCATACGCATTTCTTGTTGCAGTAAAGCTGCTTCTTGGAATGCTGCAGGTGGAACTTCTAACCCAACACGTCTAATTGCTTGAGGGTTTTGGGAACGCAAGATTGCGTCTGGACCGAAAGTAAATTCTTGCACATCGTTAGGGATAGCTAATGGTGCGTTAACAGATTTCTCTGCAGCATCCATTGCAAGTAAAGCAAAACGTGCACGTGCAATTTGAGCCCAAAGAATATCATCGAATTGACCTCTTGGTTCATCATCTACACCAGGTCGTCTAGCAATGCGAACCATCACTTCACCCATTGGGTTAGGTGTAGTTCTTAAAACTAGGTTTTCTCTAGTAGGTAAGAATAAAGTAATCTGGTCAGCATCTTCATAGCGAATCATTTCTAATGTTGCATAAACATCAACATCTTCAATTGAGTTGCCACCTAGAATTTGACGAGAGTACTCTGGGAAGTCAACAAGTAATTCTGCAATGGTTTTAACATAACGCTTTGAGTAAGCCACGATTCGACCATAGCGATCAAATTCTGGGTAAGCACCTATAGGGTTTTCTATGCGAATGCGTGGAAGTCTTGCGTCTGTATCAGGTTCAACAATTATTGGCAGGAACCCATAGGTTCCATAATAATCTGCACCTGTGTACATTTGTGTTTGAAGTCTGGCAAACTGAACATAATTGTTTGCAATCATTGTTCTAGTGTCAGCGTTCTTCTTAGCACGATCAGAAGTTATGTTTGTGGTTTGGCAGTTAAAAGAAGGAAGAGGGGCTAACACTTCTGAAATATCGCGTGCAGCAACATCAATGAAGTTAGCAATCATTGGTTTGCTCATACCCTCTGGGAAGAACTCAGGGGCAACGTTAACCATATTGCCACGTCTAATCTCTAATACATCTGCCATACGTGAATCACGGTCAGCGTACTTGAGTTTAAGAGCGTGAACCTTCATTGCGATCTGCTCGTTATTTAACATTAATTTCCTCTATACATAAAGTGTGTCAATATTTTCAGAAGCCCATTCATCTAAGTTAACTGAACCTCTTTGACCCAGAGATTTTCTGGATGCGTACCTGTTGTGTAAATGACTTTTTTGGTACTGTCCGTGTTGTAGCATTTCTTTTGCTCTAATCTCACAGAACCATAAAGCCATAACTAAATCTGTAGGACTTTTAGTTTCAGCTTTCCAAGTTATAAGTTGGTTAATTAAAGCTTTAACGTGTTCATTGTTTTCGTGTGATGGTAATTCAATAAGGTTATTACCATCGTGTTTGTTATCTTCTGAAGTACCAAAGAGCCCACTCATACCAGCAACACCAAAGGAAGTGTCCCATTTGTTTTTACCAGTGAAATGACTTCTCATAGCTACGCCTTTTGAGCCTAACCATATTCTTAACTCTTCATCTAAAGCATAAGATTTTTGATGAGCATTGATTTCAATACGCAACTCATTAGGATGATACCTATCAATCCAGTCTTCCATCAAGGCACGAATCTTACCTGGGGTAGGATCAACCATATTGAAAACATCAAGAACATAACGCATCTGAGTTCTTTGATCTATGGCATACATTATTGCACCAGTCTTACCAGTCATAGCTGGATCAAGACCCATAATGGTGTACACAGAATCTGAAAGCTTAGGGTGCCCCACTTTTTTAGGATCTATTAAACCAATACGTCTTTGTTTATTAACTGACCCATAAACGTGAATAGGTGGGAATATGGCATCTTCTTCAACATCTTGTTGCTGATACACCAAAGCCCAAGTATGCGCCCCTACTTCCGAGCGCCGTTCGAATAATTGTTTACCATTCCATTTAGGGTAAAGACCATCAGCATCAGGGGTAGCAAGTTCACCCTCAGCACCATCCCAAGGTCTATCAGACCTAGCCCACAGGGTACGCCAATCATCTGGCTTATCTGCAAATTCTAAAACTGCTGGCATAGCCATATACGTAAACGGTGATTTACCACCAGACCAATGATCTGGGTTTCTTAACTCTTTATACAAATCAATAGAGGCAACACGTGTGCCAACAATCATTAACATACCAGTAGCACCAAGACGAGTGATAACCATTTTTTGCAGCCAGTTAAGTTGTTTTTCCCATTCGTGGGAGTTGCTGGTGGTTATCACGTCATCTAGGATTATCAGATCGGCACGTGTGCCATAAATCTGTTGACCCATACCGATAGCTTGAACAGTAGGATCTTTTCGTTCTGACTCACGTTTAATATAAATGCGGTCATCACGCCATTGGTCAGCAGTGTCTTTCCAACCCTCAGCAGGTCCATAGACAGTCTGCATTTTAGTCCATTGAGGTTCGGTCAATCTCTGCTTAATCGCGTACAAAAATTCTTTAGCCCTAGTCTGAGTCTGAGACACAATGACTACCTGAACATTAGGGTTCATAGCAATACGGTACAAAGGGTAGTTAATCGTTAAGATAGTTGACTTAGCGTGTTCAGGCGGTACGTTGATTAGAAGTCTTCGTGGGCTTCCTTTTTCGTAAACCATAGCTGGGTCAACCCAGGAAGGTTCTTTACCTTCAACCACATCAACCCAAGACTGGTGATGAGGGAAAACCTTAGACTCAAGGTATTCTTGACTGAAGGTAGAAAAATCTATATTGAACTTGTCGCCGCCTAAACGGTCCACATTTACTTTACTTGCATCTTGGCGTGCCGATTCAAATTCGGCAGCAAAAGCTTTGTCCCTGAAAACCCATTGACGAAGAGTATCAGACTTTCTGTGGATCCTGACCATAGCTTCAGAAGG